CACGCGTCCACACCACAGAACCATCGACCACCGTGCCGGCACCGACAGGCCAGTACGGCTCCGTTGCGTCGGTCGTTCCAGCGGTCGTGACGACGTAGCGCTCCCCGTTGCCCGGTTCGGCCGCATCGCCGAGCGCCCTGGCCGCGGTCGCAGCCCAGTACGCAGGCAGAATTTCGAGCGTGGCCGAGCCGTCCGTGATGGGGTTCGAGGCTGCGCCCCAATCCGGTTCGGTCGCACCCAGCTGCCCGGCTGCTGTAACCAGGTAAAGCCGCCCATTCTGGGTAGTCGGTTTGATGAGCGTATCCGGCTCAACGTCCAGGTTCGCGCCCCATGTGACCGCCTGCTTTCCTCCTCCAGCCAGACCCACGCTGCCGGGGATGCCATCAAATGTGGCGGCAAACGCCTGTAGCGTCGCGAGCGCAGCATCCCATTCCAGTCGTGCCGACGCGCTCTCATAGATCTCGGACAGCGCATCTGCGTAGATCGCACAGACTCGATCGACAAACTCAATGTCGTAGCGATCTGCGCGCAACACGGCCTTGCCGGCATTTGCCGCCGACTGCGCCAAATAGATCGACACGTTGTTTGCGAGAAAATCCCGCCGCCACTCGTACAGCGCCTCCAGCCGAGTCTGATACTCAGCATCCAAAGCCATCTCAAGACCTCCCTCCGCAAGCCCGAGGCACGCGTCCGAGACGCGCAGCGCGGGCATGTTTTCACACACGCAATCCGCAGGCGGTCGCCGGCGGTACGTGAACGTCACACTCTTGTCGGTGGCTGCCACGCCCAGGCGCAGCGGCTTGAAGCAGATCGCCGGCAAGCCTTCCTCTTCGGTGCGGCTCGCAAGCGACACCACGGCGCTGATGCGTGCGGTCGTGCCCGGCGGGGCCGCGAGCGCAGGAATCGTGAACGACACCGGCCCATGGGCGTAGGGCACGCCCGTCGACGCGTTTGGCAGCGCCCCCGACACACCGCCCGCGACCGACCAGGCCCCGCCCCCGGTGGCCGTGCGGCCCACGAACGAGAGGGTAAGGTTCTCGGTCGGCGCCCCCGGATCCACAACGATGTTGTCGAGCCCCCGGAACGCAGCCGCCCGCACGGTCGACTTCGCGGGCAGCGCATGCGCATCGGTACGCAGCGGGATATCCGTCACCGCCATGCCCCCGGGCGCCGTGTCGCGCGCGATCGCACCGCGCACCGCCACGAGTGCGCTTCGCGCTTCGATCTGGGCGGCGAAGTCATACACGGTCACCACCCCCGAGTATTCTTCCGTCGTCACGCCATCCGAGAGACTCAGCGTGTAGTCGCCCGAGACCTCCAGCACACGCGTATCGGCCGGGATGTCGAAGGGGGGCGCCGGGTCGAGCCGGTACACAAATCGCCCGGACTCCCACACTTTCCAAGCCCTGTGCACAGTCGGAAAGCGCTCGAAGCGAATCCGCAACGCACCGGCCGGAATGCCGGCGCCGGTCGCCGGCGGCTGGCCCCAGTCGAACTCGGGACCATCGAACGTATCCGTGCCGGCCGTGATCAGATCGAGCGTCGCAAACGGCAGCGGCGTATCTGTGAGATTGCGCGTAACCGAAAGCGCCAGCGCGTTACCTGCTGCACCAGGGGCACGTGCCGCGAGCACCACACCAAAAAAATCCAGCTCGGCCGCCACGTCCGGCGTGCCGGCATCGAGCAAGGTGAACGTGTACAGCTCGGGCACCGCGCCCACGCCCAGCGCCGTGATCGCAAGCGAGCCATTGCCCACCCCGGCGATCGTCGGCGCCGATGCGCGCAGCGCGCCCGCGCCCGATACGATCTCAACATCGACTTCAGTATCGGCCGCCCCGGTGTAGGGGCCGGCAAGCGTCATCCGTCCGCCCCCGGCGCGCGCCTGCGAGACGAGCCGGAACTCCTCGCTCGGGCGCTGCGCACTCACCGCGATCACGGCATCGCGCACCCGATTCACATGGTTGGCCAGGATCCGGTTGCACGAGATCGACGAGATCGCCATCAGAACGCCCCCCGGCGCTGCAGATCTGCCCAAATTGGCGCCAGGCGGCGCCCCAGCTGATCGAGCGAACCCCGGTCCTGCACGTCGAGCAGGCCCTCGATCGTGTTGTTGACCACAATGTTGACCTGCGGGCGCACACCGGGCGCCGGCACTTCCGCACCCCCCCCGCCCGACATCCCGGCCCCGCCCCCGGATTTCGTGCTCTTGCCTTCGCGCTGGCGGGCTTCTGCCTTGTGGATTTTCTCGATCAGTACGAGCTGCTCTTGCAGCAGCCGGATCTCGGCCTCAAGGCGCGTGACTTCCGCGTCGTCGCCGCGCACGCGGGCGCGCTGGATCTCAAGCTGCATCAGCTGGATGTTGCGTTCGACCTTGGCGAGGTCACGGGCCTTTTCGGCGGCGTCGATCTGTTCCTTGGTGCCTTCCAGGCGCAGCAACTGCAGGCGCAGATCCTCGACGCCGTCGCCAGCGGTCGAGTTCAGCGCCGACTGGCGCCGATCGATGTCCTCAAGCGTGCGAATGTAGCCGCGCGCGTAGCGCTCCATGAATTCGTAGGGATTGACGTCGGTGGCGAGCGCGGCGGCGGCGCGCTTGGCGGCTTCGATTGCCTCGGCCGCGTACTGGCTCGCGGCGGCGGCGCCGGTGAGCCAGGGGACCGACAGACCCTTTTCCAGATCGACGGCCGTGCCGTCCACGGCTTCGGCTACCGCCCTGATGGCGTCTTTCTGGCCTTCCGCCAGCTCGCGCACTTTCTGCAGCTCGGCCTCATCCGCTTCGGCCTTTTCGCGGCTGGCTTCGGCGGTGTCGCGCTTGGCGGCAGCAGCTTCCTCTGCGGTTGCGATCGCCTCCTTTTCGGCGTCCGACACTTCGCCGTCGGCCTGCGCTTCCTTCTTCAGCGCAGCGACCTTCTTGTCGGCCGCGCTGGCTTCGGCTTCCTTGGCGCTCGCGATGCGGCGCGAGCCTTGCAACTGGGTTTCAGCGAGCGCGATCTGGGCTTTTGTGATCTCGACTTCGTCGCCTTTGGCCTTGGCCAGCTCCAGCGTGGTTTCGGCTGCGCGCACGTCGGCGGCGGCTTTGCGTTCTGTGACTTGCGTCGATTTTTCGGCGGCGGCGACGGTCTCGTTCATCGCTTCGGCGATCGCCTTCATGTTCTCCGAGAGCGGAGGCGCGGCGGCGAGCAGCTTCTTGAGCGCGGCTTCCTGCCCGAGCGCTGCGGCTTCGGCCTTGAGGCTTGCCGAGGCAACGCCTTCGTTGGCCGCGATCGCACGTTTGGCGTATTCGAGCCACGCCTCGGCGATCTCGCGCGGGCCGGCTTTGCCGCTGTTGGCGATGACGTCGTAGGCTTCCTTGGCGGCGCGCGCGGCCTCGGCCAGCGCGGTCTTGGAGGTGACGCCCAGCTCGCGGAAGGCTTCCTCGACCGACTGGATGCCCGGCGCCATTTCATCGACGCGGGCGCGGGCTTCGGCCGCTGCGGCTCCAAGGCGCGACATGGCGTCGGCGCCGAGCTTGCCCTGGTCGGCCAGTTCCTTCATGCGCTGGTTGAGTTGATCCAGCGCGGGCTGGCTGTCGGCGGCGGCAAAGGCTTTGGTGAGCGCCAGCTCGATGGCGATCGCGGATTGCTCGGCGCTGACCTTGCTTTTCTCCAGCGATTTGACGACGAGATCGAGCGTGTCGATCGCTTCCTGCGCGGCCGGGCTGATCTTGCCCAACGCGGTTTCCGCAGTGATGCCCAGTTTCTCGAACGATGCTGCCAGCACCAGGTCGTTGATCTCGGCCAGCGCCTGGGCCGATTCCTCTCCCTGGCCGAGCGCCATCTGCGCCATGATGCCGAACTCGCGCAGCTCGTTAGCGCTCAGTTGCGCCAAGCGGTCGCCCAGCGCGGTCTGGATCTGCTCGCCGGTGGCCAGCGCCGACTTGCGCAGCAGCTCCAGATCGGCCAGCAGCTTGGCGATGCCGCCCACGTCCGAGATGTCGGCAGCGCTGATGACCTTCTTCAGCGCGGCGGCGGTGCCTTCTCCCTCCGCGCGCATTTTCATGAACTCGGCCTGGACCTTCTCCAGCTTGAAGCGTGCGGCCTCGGCCTCGGTCGCGACCAGCTTGATGGCGCCAGCGCCGGCCTTCCATGATCCGGCTGCGTCGTCCCACGCAATCCTTCCGGCTGCGACGGCCGCATTGAAATCTTTTGCGTTCTTGACGGAAATGCCGGTTGCGGTTGAGATTTCGCGATAGCGATCCGCCAGACGCCCCGATGTCTCAGCGAGGCTTTCCTGCGCCTGGGCAAGCCGCTCACTGTCTTCTTGCAACTCGTCCAGCCCGCCCGACAGTTTGGCCACCGCGTAGGCCACGCCGGCAAACACCGCTACCGGCCAGGCACTGGCCAGCAGTGTCCCCGAGGCAAAGGCGGCGCGGCCGGCCGCGGCCAGGCCGTGGGTGACGGCGGCCAGTGCCGCGGTCGCGACCGTGGCGGTGGTGAGCGCGCCCGCGTAGGCGCGGGCGGCGGTCGCTGCCTTGCCGGCCAGCGCCACCACAGCGACGGTGCCGACCGTCTCGGCCAGTGTCGCCACGGTGTCGAGGTTTTCGGCGAGAAATTCCAGCGCGCCCGATAGCTGGTTGGTGATGTTGATCAGCGCCGGCTGCAGCGCGTCGCCGCTCTTGACCTTCAGTTCCTCAAAGCGCTGGCCCAGCGTGTCGAGCGCGCCGGCCAGCCCGCCCGCCATCTCGCGCGCGACGCCGCCGACCTGCTCGGCCACCTTGTCGAGAATCAGGCCGTGCGCTTTGGCCGTTTCACCAGCTTCGGCGAGGCTCTTGATCAGCTCCTGTTCTTGCTCGGTAAATGACACGCCGGAACGGGTCAGCGCGGACAGGCCGTGGGCGGGGTCTTCCAGCGCCTTGCCCAGTTGCAGTGCGGCTGACTTGGTATCGCCGCCCATAACGGAGGCGAGATCCTGCGACAGTTCCAGCGCCCGCTCGAAGGCTTGCCCGGTTACGGACTTGAACGTGAGCAACGCGGCGGCAGCGTCCTCGAAGCCCCGTATGCTGCCCAGCGTGGCCAGCGCCAGCTCCGAAGCCATATCGTGGATCTGCTCGGCGGTGAAGCCGGCCGCGCCACCGGTGGCCCGCACCACGCCTTCGAGCTTGCGCTGGCGCGTGTCGGCCTCCATGGATTCGAGCGCCACGGTCTTGAGCGCGCCGGCCAGCGCCAGCACGCCAGCGCCTGCCGCTGCGACCTTGACCAGTGCCGCCTGCAGGGCGGCGGTGTCGGCGGCGGCTTGTTCCGCGCTGTCGCCGACCTGCTCGGCCGCGCCCGCGGTCTCGCGAAGCGCGCCCGAGGTTTCACCCGCGCCGCTGCGCAGATCTTCGGTCGGGTCGGGTATCGATTGCCCGCCTTCGGCGGCCAGCGCCTGCAGCTCCGCTGTCATCGCCGCGACGTCTTCCAGGCCCTTGACCAGCGCCTGGATCTTGATCGAGGTTTCGAGGTTGCCGGCCATTACGCACCCACCCGAACGGCAAGCGCGTTACTGGCTACACTGACACGGACGACGGTCACCGGAAAGCTGGTCACGCGGAAAGTCCGGACTGTCTTGGATTCGCCGTCCGTGCGGTCTATATTGATCTTCAGGTTCAGTTCAAGATCACCCGACATGCTCACTCCTTCGCAGACGACACGGCCACGCCAACCCGACCTTGCAGGCTGGGGGGTTCTCCTGGCAGCAGCTTCGTTCTTTCTTGGCGCCGGGCTCTGGGGGTATGACCCCGGAGAGGTGTTCGCGCAGATCGGCGGCGCCCTCGTTGTCGGGGTTTGCGTTGCGGCAATCGCCGGCATTGCGCTTCTGGCGCTTGCGCTACTTCTTCGAGGGCATCGCAGCTGAAGGCGGTCTCACCGGTATTGCTCATGTCTCGGATCTCGTCGGTCTATCTGCTGGTCTTCATCGCGGGCGCCTTCCTCACCGCCTGGGTCGCCCACGGCGCCGGGGCCGTCGCGGCGTTCGCCGTAGCTGTCCTGCTCACCTGCGCAGCCCTCGTCGGAGCGGGGCTGCATCTTTTGTTCGTGATGGCGGCGCAGCTATTGGATCAAGCCTGCTCGCGCCGCTAATCACTTCCTGCGCCGCGCGATCTGCACGAGCACGATCACTGCCGGGCTGAGCACGGCGCCGATGGCGAGGCCGAGAAAGAAGCCCGTCATTGACTCTCGCTCCAGAACGCACGATTCGGAAACTCCGCGAACCGGATGTCGCCGGCCACGCAGGCCGGCCGGTAGTCCTGTTGTGCCGCAGTGACGGCTGCGGCAATGCCGATCACGGCACCGAGCGGGGTCGCAGCCCCGGCGAGGAGCGCCGCGTTCCACGCTGCAGCCCCCCAGCCGATCGACGAGATCACGCGGGTTCCGGCGAGGCACTCAGCCATCGGCAGATCTGCGATCACGATCTTGCGCAGCGCGACGACCCCGACGCCGAGCGCGATCATTCCGGCGGGGGAGAGATCCGCCAGCAGCGGATTACCTTCGGTGTAGCCCGCCGTGAGCGCGAGCGCGGTCGTGCCCTTGTCGGCGAGCTGACCGGCATCGGCAAGCCATGCGGGGGCGTCGGGTCCACCCCGGGATCCGGCCGCGACATCGTGCGCGATGCGCGTGATGAGTCCATCCGTGGTGTAGATCGTGACGCTGCCGCGCTCGTGGTATCCGTCGACGGCCGTTCGGTAGTCGGCCGTGATGCGGGTTTGCGACCAGCGCACGTCTGCGAGCACGAGCGAGCGCGAGCGGCTTGCGGCGTAGAGCGCCGCGTACTCGTCGTGCACCCGCCCGGCGCGGGTGGTCGCACCGGGGGCGATCGGCATCGCAGCCACATCGCCAGCCACGTAGGCGTCGACGAACTGGCGCAGCATCGGCTCGTGCGCATGCGCAGCGACCGGGAGCGCACAGAGCAAAACTGCAGCGATCGCAGCCAGTACGCGCATCATTGCAGCACCACCCCGGCCCGGCGGGCGGCCCACTGCTCGGCGATCGCGATCTCGCGGGCAGACGATGATGCGCCGCGGATGATCAGGCCGTACAAATGCCCGTTGAAATGTCTGACTGCGGAGTCAGACTGGCGCCCGACAGCGAGGGTCGCGGACGCGTACGGGCCGCTGTTTTGTGACAGCACGTTGGATGCGGGCGCAGCGCCGTCGAGGCGCAGATGGCTGTATGGGGCGGCGATGTCTGCGGATCCGGTCAGCACCATCGACCTGGGGGCTGCCAGCCCGCTGATCACTGCGCTGCGGGTGGCCGAAGGCGACCCGGACGATGAAAAATTGATGCGCCCCGTTGTGGTGTCCGGCACTTGAATCGACCACGCCGCAGCCCCCGTGCCGTTGTGATTCACGACCATTCCGATTCCGGCGCTTCCGGCTGATGTCAGATTCAGCGCGCGGATCGCGGCGCACACCGTCAGTCGAGACGTGGCGGTCAGATTAAGCGCAGCTGCAGACACGAGATGATCATCCACCCCATCGAACTGCAGCGAATAGCGGCCGTCGATCAGCCGGAGCGTCGGGCGCGAATCTGCAACCGACTGGACCAAATGATTCCCGCGGCCGGACAGATCGAGCACGCGGCCAACCGGCCCGTCGACCGTCGCCGGGGTTGTGCCAGCAGAATCCGCGAACAGCGACGACAGCACAGACGGGTCGTAGATCCCGCCTGGCTCCCCGGCCACAAACATGCGACGAACGTGCACGTCGTGCGAGAACACGACAACCGCACCGGATGGCCGGCGCAGCGCGAGGAGCGGCAGGCGGTTCGCCCAGGAATCGATCACGCTCACTGTGCGACCTCGAACACCGTCTCGCCGCCACTCGATTTCAGCCGCAGCGCAGTTGCAGGCCCCGGGAAGGCGACAAACGCGTCGTCGGTGATGCCCGTCTCCAGCTCGACCCAGCGGGCTGATGCCGGGTCGGCGGCGATCGAGGCGGGCGAGCTGGCCGAGATCTCGACCGCGGCCGTTGCCCCCGCGCCCGGGAACACGGCGACAGACCACGGCGCGCGCTTGAGTGCGAACACCGTCTCGCCTGCGGCCGGCACGGTGAGCGTGCGCGATTCAATGATCATCGCCGCGCCCCTCAGTCGAACAGGCTCACGCGAGCGAACCCGCCGAACTCATCATCGGATTCGAGCTCGGGCACGAAGAGCGCATTGCCCGAGAGCGCGAGCGTTGCCTCTTCACTCGTGATCCAGGAAAAGTCCCCGTCCAGCGCCAGCGGGATGCGCGGGATGATGAGCCGGCCCTTCTGCCCGTCCTGGTTCACCCCGTTGAAGATGATCCCGCGCTCGACGTTCGTCTTGCTGAATGCGGCAATGTTCACGTAGCCGGCATAGCTGTAGTCGACCAACACCGGTTCTTCGTGGCTCGCCGGGTGGGCGATGAGCTTCATGCGCGCGTGATCCGCGTCCTCGATCGCGTAGTTCGTGTCGGCAACGTACGCGAGCGGGGTCGGCGTGGTCGAATCCTTGATCACGATGTCGCTCGCCTTCGGGTGGCGCAGCGTGAAGTAGTCGCCGGCCACAAGGGGCGGCAGCACCTCGCCCGTCACCGTCCCGCCCGCAACTTCGATCGCCTCGCCGTAGAGCGCTGCGGCGAGCGTGCGGCCCGAGAACTGCACCATCGCGAGCGACACCGCCATGGTCTTGCCGGTCTCAAGCTGCTTGAGCGTCAGCCGCTGGCCGGTGCACGACTCCTGTATATCCTTGGTTGTGCGGCTGATGTTCGTATTGAGCTGGCTCGTGCCGCAGCCGATCCGGTACAGATTCACGAGGTAGCCCATGTCTGGCGTGCCGTTCACCGGGTCGTATTCGCCAATCATCACCGGCCCCTGGCCTGTCCAGATCATCGAGCTATTCTTGGTCATCGTCATCGCGGCTACTCCTTTGCGCGGGTTTTCGGGGTGGCACGCGGGGCGGGCGGCTCGGCCTGCGGCGCGTCTGCGGCTGCGATCGGCTCAGCCACGCCGAGCGCTTCGAGCCAGTCGGCCTGGTCGGGGCGCAGGGCGCGGATCACGGCCCCGGCCGGGTACTTGCGCCCGGCATGGGTGTGGGGTTTCTTGAGTTTCATGTCGGGCATGTCTGACTCCTTCGGAATCGGCTGGTAAATGCGAGCGGCACGAAGGTGCACCCTTCGACCGTTGCGGGGCGAAGCCCCGGGGTGATGCTCTTCAACGGGCTGTAGCCGCCACCGGGCGCCCAGCCGTCGAGCGCGTCGAACGCGGCGTCGATCAACGGGCTCGCGTCCGCGCGGCCTGCTGCGCCGCTGCGGATGTCGCGCACGTTGCGCACGGCCGGCACCACGATCCAGGTCTGCTCGATCAACGCCCAGCCCGGGGGCAGGGGCTTGTCGTCGCGCACGATCTGGTGACCGCCGTACACCACCCGCACAGACGGCTTGGGGAGATCGCGCTCCAGCACCCCGGCAAGATCGGCCACCGAAAGCACGGCCGCATTGAGCGGCGCGGTCACCGGCTCCAGCCGGGCGATGATGAGCGGCTCCAGCCCGAGCCAGGTCGGCGCCATCAGCGCAGCCCTCCATTGGGCCGGCGGCCAAACACTGCCGGCGTACCACTGACCACCGTCACCGTCTGCGGGTGGGTCGGCGCCGACTGCGCCGGGCCGATCGAGATCTCGCCCGAGGCCAGTCGCGCCAGAATCCGCGTGGCATCGTCGTAGCGCTTGCGCACTTCCTCGGGCGCGGCGTCGTCGTAGAGCCGGTAACGCGCGATATCGCACGCCACCCGCACCAGTAACGTCGGCACGGGATCGGGCGGCACCGGGTAGCGGGCGGCGAGATAACTGTCGACCTCCGCATTGGCATCGTCGAGCGCCTGGCCGGCGATCGCCGCATCGATTGCGCCCTGGTGGTCGCGGTCGGTGAGTTCGATGATCTCGGACTCGCCGTAGCGGCTCACCAGGTCGTCAACCGTTGCGTAGGCGGTGGGCATCGCGGCTTACTCGATCGGCCGCGCCGGGCCGCACACCGGGACCACGACCAGGTTCGGCTCTGCGAGCAGGCGCTCGACCTCGGCCTCGGAGAAGGCATCGGCGGCAACTTCGACCTCATGCGCCGACCACGCCCGGCCACAGCGCCGAAACCCATCGCGCAGCGCACGTACGCGCAGATGCGTGACGGCCCCATCAAACTCTTCGACCGAGCCGGCAACCACGGCCCCGCCCAGGATCTCGTCCACACTTCCGCCAGGCGGAGTGAGCGACTCGGCGATCGCGAGCTGCTCTTCGCGCGCGGATTCGGCAGCGGGGTCCACCACGGCCTCAGCACCGGGGGCCGGGGAAACCCCTGCCCCCTCAGCCTCGCTCACGGGGGGTGTATTCCGTGCCGCCTTGCGGCTGCGCGTGCGGGTCGTGGCCATGGCTTACACCAGCCACGGGCAGACGATGAGCTGCGCCGTGTCCTTCCAGATGTTGGTGGCGCCGGCATCGTTGCGCTCTGCGACCAGCAGCTCGCGCGCACGGGTCCGGTTGCCCGGCCCGACGACGAGGTGCGTCGGCCGCACGCCCAGGGGCGACCCATCCACGCGGAACTGGCCCTCCAGGGCGAGGCAGGCCGCCTCGAAGCTCGACGCGTCCAGATCCTGCTTGGAGCCCACCGCGAGCTGGTGAAAGCCGAAGCCGGCGTTGTAGCGCGCATCGGCCCCGAACACGAACTCGTTGAGGTCGAACACGTGCGAATCCTTCGGGTCGGTGCGCGGCACGAACTGCGGACGGCGGCGCATCTGGAGGATCAGCGGCTTCATGTGGGTGCGCGACAGATCCATCACGAACCACGGCGCACCGCTGCCGCCCAGGTTGTTGCTCCAGCTCACTTCGGCCTTCGCACGGTTGTAGCCAGCGTGATCGGTGTCGAAGAAGTTCTGCCCGTCGAAGCCCAGGGTCGAGAACCCTGCGGGCAGCAGTCCCCAGACCAGGTCATCGGGGTGCCGCGCGACAACCTCGCCCTGGATACTGAAGAGGTTCGAGTAGATCCCGAGCTTGTCGTCTTCGATGGCGTCGCGCTTGACCGCGATCGTGTGCTCCCAGGTCTTGTTCCTGAGCTGCGCCGTGGCGGCTTCGAGATTGTTGTAGACCCGCGGGCCGACCCATTCGCGCATCCCCGGCACATCCTTCATCCAGCCGTAGTTCTCGGCGTCCGACGTGCTCGTGATCTCCATCGCGACCTGCATCCAGCTCGGCGCAACCGAGCCGAAGCCGCGCAGGAATGCGGCATTGAAACCCTGCGCGAGGGTCGTGAGCGAGGCGTTCGAAATGATCATGTTGAATACTCCTTAGAGGCCGAGGCCGATCTGAACCCAGACGCCGTCCGAATCGACGGCCACCACCTTGCCCGCGCGCGAACGTGCGCCCGTGTCGGAGGTTTTGGCCACGGTCTGGTCATCGACGATGTAGCAATCGGCGCCCGCGTCGGCCTGGGCGATCGCATCGCCGCCGCCCGAGTTGGCAAACCTGAAGACGCCGCGGCGCACTTCGACCATGGCATCCCCGGCCGAGACGGCCGTCGCGCTGGCTTCGGCACGCCCCACGGCGACGAGGCCCGTATCGGTCGCGCCCGGCGTGGCGTAGCCCGCATCGAGCACAACGAGGCTGCCCTGGTGGATGGTGGTGCTGGCCGCGACCGGAAAGGCGAAGATGTCGCCGACCTTCTGCGGGGTGTTGCGGGGAGAGTTGAGTGCACCCATGTCAGCGGCCCTCCCGGTTCAGCTTGCCCTTCGCGAACTCTTCCGCGGAAAGCCCCAGCGCGCGGCACACCGCAAGCTCGTTCTCGGTCGCAGAGGCGTCGCCCCCGGCGCCGGCGGGCTTGCGACCCCCGGTCTGCATGCCGCGCAGCGCGGCGATCGGGCGACCGGCCTCGATCATGCCCTTCAGGGCCGCGAGATCGGCCTTGCCCAGCCCGCACGCGTATTCGCGCTGTGCTTCGAGCAGGCAGCCGTCGGCAATCGCTCCCTCGACAAGCGTCTCGACCTCGTTCGTTGCGGCAAGCGCGGCCAGGCGCACGCGCTCGGCGCGCTCGGCTTCAAAGGTGGCCATGGGCACGAACTTCGTCGGGTCCGGCACGGCCGGCGCAGTTTTCAGCGCCGCAACCTGCGCCTCTGCGCGATCGGCCTTCGCCTTGAGTGCGGCGACGCCAGCCAGCGCATCGTCTTCGCTCGTCGCCTCGGGCAAGCCGAGGGCTGCGAGCAGCTTCTTGAGCAGCTCCATCTGGGGTTCCTCCTGGTCGGGGGGTGGGGGGATGCGATAGCGCGCCGACAACGCCGCAAAGAGCGGCTCGTCGATCGCGGGAAAGTTGGTGAGCGCAACGTGCAGCAGATCGAGCGGCTCGCCGTTGTCGTCGTACGGAAACACCGGGGAGAGGTAGCGGTACTCGTCGCGCTCGATCAGCGCGGCGGTGTCGCCCGCCCAGGTCACGGCACCGTAGAGGCCAGGCTCATCGCCCTCGGCGCGATACTCCAGCGAGCGCGGATCGATCCAGCCGGCCGCAGGCACCGGCCGGCCGTTGATCTCGGCCAGCAGCGCCTGGTGCTCGAAATCGATCAGGATGTCCGCCGAGCGCGCCCGGTTCGCAGCAATCACGCGCTCGGCCGCAGCCGGCGTGAGCCGCCACGGCCCGGCGCCTGCCAGCGCACCGCGCGGCGCGTTGAACTCGCCCGCCGGCATCAACCGGATCACCCGCTCGCCCGGCCGCACCCGCAGCGCGCAGGCCGCGAGGTGACAGCCGCCGCGCTCGCCTTGGGACGGCCCAGCGGCGAGCGGCGCGAAGGAAACAGCAGAGAGGGCGGCGAGGGGCGGGGTGTGCATACCGCCCATGATCGGGCGGCGGGGAAATCAGGTCAGGGTGCAGGATTGCACCGGTTTGCGCACAACGCGCCATCGAGCGGACGCGCTCACGCGCGCCGCTCATTTAGGAGTTAGCCGCCAGCGGGCGCCACAGGATCGGACGCGCCGGCCACAAGTCGCCGGCCTCGTGCATCCACCATCCGCCATCCGGCCATGCACCCATGTAGTG